TAGCCTATCTACTCACCCAGAGTGGAAACTCACAGTCAATGATGATGAGACCTTCAACATCAACGCCTACGGACTTGGCGATGCCAAACTCACTGGCTTTGGTAAGTTCAAGATTGACGAGGATGGCGAGAACTTCAGCCTTGTGGATGGAGATATGTTTATTCAGGTTCAGTTGTATAAGTTGGGTTACAAGGATACAGTTCTAGAAGAAGCGAGGGGTAATGTCTAACTATGAAGAACTTTCTGAAACAGTTAGTGGTCTTAGTGACTATTACAGTGATATCACTGGGCGCAATATTAGTATGGGTGTTGATGGTAATCTCGATGTGTGGTTGGATTCTAATCGCACCAATGGTCGAGAGTATTTCGAGAGTGTTGCGGAAGCGGAACACCGACTAGGGATTCTATACTCAGAATACCTATCTGACGAAGACGATTCATTTGACATGTTGGATGAGTTTTGATAGGATTTATTGGGTTCGTAATCGCAGTATGGATTTTATTTGGTAAGCGAAAGGGAGTAGATGACGAGACATCAACTACAGGCACTAACACTAGAGCCGGAGCAGATGAAGGCAGTCGAGAGGATTACATCCGAGGCTACCAAAGCGGCTCTCAACGCCAGCCTTATGGGAACGGGCAAAACTCTAATGGCAGTGGAGTCGGCTATAAGGCTAGGTTCTAAGGTCTCACTAATCGTTGGCCCACTCAACACCTACTGGGGTTGGTGGGACACTATCCAGCGACAGACCGGATACACTCAGACCATTCGCAAGATTGACTCAAGCAAGTCAGGGCAGGAAGCCATGGAACTGCTGAAGTCAAAGACCGAGGGTTGGTATTTCATCGGTCGCGAATACTTCAGGACTAAGGATTGGAAGGGCATTGTGCCAGACATCGCACTGATTGATGAATGTCACTTCGCACAGAACCGCCACAGCAAGTCATTCAAGTCGCTACAGAACCTAAAGCCTAAGTTCAAGTTGTCAATGTCAGGAACGCCGGCAGGTAATAAGTTCGAGGGATTCTGGGCAGTAACACGTTGGCTATGGCCAAGTGTTATTCCTGGGTCTTTCTGGAAGTGGGCGAACCAATGGTGTCGTATGGCTTACTCGCCATTTACCAAGCACGACATCGTTGGAGAGCTCAATGTTGGAGCATTTGCCAACAGCCTGCCATGCTACATCCGACTAGAGCCGAACCACAATCTTGAGGTTGTCGAGGAGACTCGCTACGTAGACCTACTGCCAGCGCAGAAGAAGGTATATGAGAAGTTCGAGAAGGACTTGGTTGTGTGGCAGCACGTATCCGACTACGCCAGATTACCCTAGCAGTGCCAAGCGTCAATGATGATGGAGAGATTGTCTTTGCCGATGATGCTAAGTCTACTAAGTATCAGGCGCTCAAGGAAATCATTGAGGACAATCCAGAAGATTCAATGTTACTCTTGACAGATAGCCAAAAATATGCTAGACTGGTATCTAACAGGTTAGGCGAGCAGGCATTTGAATGGTCTGGTCAGGCTAACCAGAAGCAACGCGAAGAAGCAAAGCAGAAGTTCCTACGTGGCGAAATCAAATACATCGTGGCAGTAATCCCAGCGATTGCCGAGGGTGTAGATGGATTGCAGGATGTATGTAGCACCATCGTGTGGCTATCGCACAGCGACAGCAACCTAATGAACCAGCAGGTTGTTGACCGCATCCGCAGACGTGGACAAAAGGAAACAGTAAAGATTTATGACATCGTAGCACGAGACACGTATGACGAGGGGCAACTCTCTACTCTTGTGAAGCGACAGCTAGATATGAACTCAAGTCTAAAGGAGAAGTAAGCATGGACCTAAAAGAAGATACCCCAATCTACAATCAGATGCAGCGACACTACGCACTTATGCGACAGACTATCAAACTAGAAGTTCGAGCGGATATGGTGAAGCGGTTGAAATCAATAAAGAAACCAACCAAGCAGATTCAAGACTTAATTAAGGAATACGAGAGTGCCGAAACTCAGAACGCCTAAGCCACCATGCTCAGTTCAGGACTGTGAGACTGAGAGTTGGAGACTATACGAATACTGCCGTAAGCACCAAGCGAGACTGATGCGAACTGGAACGGTTGAGGGTATCGAGGCCATTCGTGCAATCAACCGGGAGCGAAAGAGTCAGTGCCTAATCGAAGAGTGCTACGAGCCAGTTGTGAAGTCAAGACATTGTGAGTGGCACTATGATGATTACAGAGAAGGCATACGCCTAAAGAACAGAGACAACTGGGAATACATGATTGAATGTGAGAGCATTGATTATGATGATTTTTGGGAATGGATGAAGAAGGAGTTAAAGTTAGCATGAACGAACAAGAGTCACTACGCCAGGGCATAATGCTTGGCAAGCAGGCAATGCAGAATCAGATAGTTGCAATGTTTGAGTCAATGAAGTCAACAGATAAGACTGACACTTCATACTCTATGGCGAATGTAATAACCATAGATGAAGCGATACAGGCTATCAAGAATGAGCAAAAGTGAGCCATACAGTTAGTCAGCCAGATACTGGATATACTACTGGGTTTTATGACGGCAAGCAGGCAGAACAAGACCGCATTATCAAGTTGCTAGAGCCACTTGGTTGTGAGGCTAATGGCGTTGAGCATGATTGCCAAAATGGGCTGGGTTATACAACTGCTGCTGACTTGATTGGACTCATCAAAGGAGATAACAAGTGAAGCGATTTATTTTCTATGCTATGGACCAATACACCATCAAGGTTTTATGCCGTAAAGAATGGGAGGCTGGTGTTCAGCATGGGATTGCTTGCGAGCAGCAGCGCATTATCAAGTTATTACAAAACCAAGCGGTTCTTTGCGGTAGAAGCGGTAGTCAAGGGCATGGCCTGCGCTGTGCCTTGCGCATTGTTGAGGATGGTTGCAACTGTAATGAAGTTATCGCTCTTATCAAAGGAGAGAAGTAAATGAGCAAGATGAACGAAGAGTGGCTACAAGAGAACTATCCACAGCCAGCAGAGGAGAGCAATGACTAATAGCAAAGTAAACCCTAAGATGATAGAGGATTACCTAATGTGGAGACGCGACAAGGAACTCTATCCACCGCGATACTCGGCTGAGGAGTGGGTCAATGAGTTGATAATGTCCGAGGCTAATGTTAGAATCAATCTAATCAAAGACCTGCTAGAGCGCAATGACCTAGACCCAGTAGAACTAGCTACCGCTATCCACGAGTTAGTATACGATGACATTGGAGATTTATATGACGATGCTGGGATGGTGTCTGACGGGGCATCACAGCCTCTGTATCAAGAGGATTGAAGGATACGCTTGCGAATGTAAGTGTCATAACGAGGGGGAAGAACCATCGTAGATTATAAGTTCAAGAAAAAACCACGTGGTAGCCACTGCTCTAAGGGGCACGAGTTCACCGATGACAACACGTTCACTAGAGCCTATGACAACGCAAGAGTATGTCGCGAATGTCGCAAGCAATATGCACGAGAGAAGTATCAACGCAACAAGGATAAGAATGGTGGCATCGCACGTCTGAAGAAGGACAAGCAACCAATCTTTGAGATGCTTGAGTCTTCGGAGATTAGTAAAGAAGCGATGCCACACTGGACCAAGTTGCAACTAGGTCTACGTGACGTAACAACTCAGTGTTCCGGGAACCCGGAATACTACGCAGACAGGTCCATTGAAGTATCAGCCCTAGAAGCAGAGGTGATGTGTCACGGATGCCCACTAATCAAACCGTGTTACGACTACGCAGTTGCCGATAACATCAGCGCAGGTATTTGGGGTGGGTTGCACTTCGATGAAGATGATGGTTCAATATTTAAGGAGGAGGATTTTTAATGGCAGGATGGACAGCAAAAGCGGTCGAGGAAATGATGGTCAGCCTCTTCCTTCAAGAGTCGGACAGAGACAAGCAGCGCAAGGTCGGAGCATCTCAGATATCTGACCCCTGCACACGTCACTTGGCTCACGCCCTTGTGAGAACCGAAAGGCCAGCACAGAAGTACTGGCTTGGAGCAAAGATAGGAACCGCAATCCATGCTTTTATTGAGTCTGCTATTGATAACTCTAGCGATACTCGCCTCGCTGGTGCTATTGTTGAACGCAAAATCGAACTCGGAGATGTTCCTGGCTATGGGTCTATCTCTAGTAGTCCAGACCTTGTTCTGGCTGGTAGTGGGCTTCTCGTAGACCACAAGAGTTCTACTCGTGCAAAGGTCAAGAAGGTTCGAGACCACGTAGACGGTATCAAACTTAGCCCCGAGACCGAGTATACTCTTCAGAAGTACCTTGGTCAGATGAACCTTTATGCTTGGGGTCGCAACAAGAACCATGGCGACAACATTGACCAACTAGCAATCAACTTCGTCAATCGAGACGGCACCAATGAGAAGGACTTTTATTGTCTGCTTGTTGACTACGATGAAGAGTTTGCACTCGCACTATGGAATAGACTTCTTACTCTGTGGCAGGAACTAGAAGATGGCGCACATCCGGATAACTACCCAAGCCACCCGGAGTGCTACAACTGCAAGATGGGTGCATAATGCACGCGGATGTAAGTTGGCAGGATAACGCTAAGTGCCTAGATGAAAAGCCGGAGTTGTTCTTTCCGGTTGGCGATTCAGACAAGGCGCTTAGGCAAACTAAAAGAGCACAATCAATTTGCAAAAGTTGCAAGGTTGCTGTAAGATGTCTAGAGTATTCAGTAAAAGAATCACTAGAGTTCGGCATCTATGGCGGATACACCGAAGACGAACGCAAAGCACTGAAACGTAAGTACATTGAGACACGCCGAGAAACCAAATAATTTGCTACAATAAATCATTTGTGTTATAATGAACACTCAACACAAACAATTCACTAAGGAGGAATTATGTCAGAGGATACAAAGGTTACAGCTGCACCGCAGCCACGCTTTCTAAAAGCGATTCACAAGGCCGAGAGCCTAAACAAACCAAAGTCAATGCTTTTCTATGGCGATGCAGGTCGCGGTAAGACATGGCTTGCAGCATCTATTTCAGAGGTTGCAGACTTCGGACCAGTTCTACTGATTGATGCCGAGGGTGGCTCATCTGCCATCGCACGTGACTTCAAGACTGTAGATGTTATTGCGATTGATACTCACTCGCAGTTTCAGGAAGTATATGACTGGCTCATCGCAGGTGACCACCAGTACAAGACGGTAATCATTGACACCATTGGTGTTGTGATGGACCGAGCAGAGAAGTTCTTTGGGGAGAAGCCAGAGAATCAGAACAATAAGTTTGGCAAGTGGGGCGACCTAAAGAACTGGGCGAATGAAATCTTCCGCACATTCCACACCGCACCGTTTGTGAGCATCCTTATTGCTCACGCTTTGGACGACAAAGATGACAACACTGGTGCAATCAAGACCACAGCAATGTTGCCGGGCTCATTCAAGGCAACGCTACCATCAATCCCGGACATCGTTGGCTACATGACCATCGAAGCGTCTGAGGATGGCCCACCTAAGCGTGTGCTAGTAGTCGGACAGTCTGAACTGCTAGTGACCAAGAACCGCTTTGGACTACCGGGCAAAATCTATGACCCATCTATGAAGTCAATCATGGAACTAATCAAAACAGGAGGTAAGTAATATATGAGTGCAGCAATTAAGATTACAGGAATCACCGCAGACGACCTAGCGGATAACAACAGTAGCTATGAGCCAGTTCCGGCTGGTAGTTACAACGGAGTTATCTTCGAGGCAAAGCTTGAGTATGTAAAGTCTGGCCCAAATGAGGGCAAGCCACGTTTCAACGTGCAGTTCAAGCTAACTGACGAGGGCGTAAACAACCGCCGAGTCTTTAGTTACGTACCACTGTACAAGGCTAACGACTTCTGGAAGACCAAGGCGTTCTTCTCTGCCATCGGCATCGACATGGAGGCTGGAGACTTTACCGTCCCAAGCCCGACATCTCTTGCCGGTAAGCCAATCGGCGTTCGCGTCAAGATTGGCACCGACATGGAAGGTAAGCCTCGTAACGAGGTAGGTGGCTTTGACAAGTCAACTGACACCGCTGCTGCAGCACTAGCAGCGACTGGCGCAAAGCCAGTTGGCGATGTCTGGTAATACCTAAATGGGCAGTCCTGAGACATGACTTAAAACTGTCTCACAAGCCCCTACTGGGTTCCGCGCTTCTCTCTCCTCCTTTGTGCGCGTGATGCAGTTCGATTCTGCAAG